TATTGATAAATGTATCTGTCATTTCCATATATTTCAAATCCATCAACATCTTCATATTTTTTATAGAAGTCTCTACAATCTCTAACTGTGCCTGGTTTAATCGCATCAACGCTCTCTCCGTTTAACGTTTTATATTTAGTATTCTTTTTTGACTTAACAAATAAGGTAGGGAAAAACTCATCCCTGTGTTGATATCTTTCACCATTGTCTACACCACGAACCAGAAATTGGTTTCCGATCAATTGAACATTAGTGTAGAATTTCATTTAATAAGGTTTTGATACTTTTCAAGTAGTGTTGGTTTAGGATCGATAAGTGTTAATATCTTATCT